CATATCCACCGAGTAACCCCTGGTCAGGGCAGTCTCCACTGTTTCACGAACAACCTTCTTTGTGGTTCTGTGTATGATCGTAGCCCTGGCGGTGGCCTGGGAGACAACCATCTGGACTGCCGGAAGATTCTCGGCCCATTCAATAACCCCCGCGACACCTGAGTCATTGATATGCCCGAATGTCGATTTTGTTACCCTGACAAATGAATCGTGCAAGGCACTGGATAACCCATCCAGTTCTGCATCAGGAACCAGTTGACCCCACTCAAAGGGAAACTCTTTCTCCTCAAGCTCTATGTCCCGTTCCATATAACGGCCCATAACACCGTCAGCCCGGTTCTTTATCCGGCGCAGATATGACTGCATCCTTCTATCAAGATCCTCTACCAGCGCATCCCTGTCTTTCAGGAGGGATCTCCGGAGCCGTACAGCCCCAGGGGCCACGGGGCTCTCTCTCTTTATCTGGTCGATGCCCATGCCCTCCTCGATAGCGAGGGGAGCGGCGGGGCCATCCTCAAGGGCGTTATCCTCGATGATGTTTACCGGAACCCTGCGAACATCCCCGTCATCAATAGCGTCCTGTCCAACCAGTGACCTCGCCTCGTTCAGGGTGATGATTCCCGCTGTGAAAAGGTTTGTTGCCCTGGTTGTGACGGAGTCCTTATCGTCCAGGAAGGATCGCATTTCGGACAGATCAACCATGACCTCCCCGCTGTTGGGAAACTCAGGGACGAGGCAGTAATTAAAAAACCGGAGAAACCTGTTGATCAACGGTTCCAGGGTTTCTGAATGAAAGCTGAATCGAGCCTCCCGATAGTTGGAGAATGTCGATCTCTGCAATCCCACATTGGCCGATATGAGGATGGGAGGAACCCCAAAGACACTGCATATCCTTGACTCTGTCAGGTTGTGTAACTCTGTGAGTGCCATGTCTTTCGGGCTTGATGCCATTTGTTGATATTCGGCATCGTCATCCAGGACTGCCACCTGGTGCATATTACTTGGGCCTCCGAACGTAGACCTCCACCTGGAGCGGATACGGCTTGCCTCCTCCTGGGATGTCAGCCTTCTCTTGATCTTGAGCAGTCCGCTCGGAACCCCCGCATTGTTGAAATAGGTCTTGGCGAAATCGGTCATAAGGGTGTCCAGGTTAACGGTCTTTGCCAGGACATGAAGAGGGGATAGCCCGTAGACGTCGCCCGAAGGATTGGGCAATGACAGGTGGGCAATATCCGAGGCAGGGATCTCATACTCCTTACCGTTGATCTCATAGCTGTATGAGCTTGCCCCCCGATCCTGGGAAACAATCGAGACCCTGTCAGGTCTCAGGAGCCAGAGGGCGGAGATCCGGTTGGTTCTGACCCGCTCCTTGTAGACATACACGTTTCCGGCGACCTGTAGATATGTGACCGCCCGTTCCAACCAGGTGTACCAATCGTGTTCAGGGTTGGGATACTTGAGGAGTAACGAGAAAGGGGAGTTTTCGATTTCCGATATCCCGCCATCAGCGGGAATCCCGACAAACCATCTTGCCGTTGCCGTTCCGGTGGAAAGCTCCCTGATACAGGCATGGACGATCTCTGACCGTCCGTAACCCTGGGATGAGAAATTGGCGTAGTTGTCACTAGGATATACAACCCGTGACGGATCGCTGATAAGCGGGACTGTGGCGGCTATGTCCCCGTCATACTGCTTTCGCGAGAACCCAAATATGCCCAAGCGTTATCCCTGGCTTGAGGGCACTTGCCTTGACCACGATCTGGTTGGAGGGCGGGCTTCCCCGGAGGAGAAATCCAGGAAGCCCACTATAACTTTTGATCAATGGAAAATGCTCAGAACCATTGATCCGATACAGCATAGCACAGTAAATAGCAAGGACACCATCAATGCCCGCCTCCGCAATAGGCTACTATACGTTCTCAAAAGGAGGAGCCATGTCACTGTTAATTGATATAGATAAGATCACCAGGGTATGTATTGCTGGCCACTGGCACGATGTTCAATGGGTGGAAGAAGGAGACAGCGGAGAGGTTAGTACCTTTCTTTTCGATTCATATGAATTTGTCACCAAACGAGGATATGAAGACAAGTGGCCTCCCTATCATCTGGAGCATGGCGGCGGGGAGAGTGAAACCTGTGCAAAGGGCTTTGAGTTCATGGATGCTGAGACAGGAAGCATTATTGCTGGCCCCTTCACTTCGATTGATGCGGTGATGACCCAACCTTACTAAACGGCAACGGCCTTTATTTCTTCAACGCGGAGAATGCCATCTTGCAGACGGAGACCATAACCGGACAACTTCTCGGTAGTGTGGCGGGCTCCCTCATGGAGCCCAATCCTCTCAGTTGTGAAATCGTGTATATGGTAGTTCCGCTTCTCCCGCCAGGGATTTCCCTGACAGGTATTACATCGCTCGTACAATGGACGATCCCCTGATCCAAAACTGAACTTGAATGCAGAATAGAATTTCCTGTGGGATGCTCTGGAATGATTGCAAGTGCCGCATTTTTCAGTCATTGGTTCACCTCATTCCTTGCACTGCTTGATTGCTTATATCTCTCTGGGAGTTTGAAATCCCTCTGAACGGTTCTGCCTTCCTTCGCGCACCGCCACAACCCGCAGTACTGTTCCCCGTTCCTGGAAGGGTCATCATAAACCCAGTTGCCACAATCAGTGACAGGGTCTCCTGGACATAGGCGGTGCATGGAGCGAAGGCCCTCGTCCAGTTTCTTCATTGTTACTTCTGCCGAATTCTCCGTTATGAAGTAGCGTTTAATTGCCGTTATGGCAATCAACATCTCATCCGGGCTCAGATCAATTTTCATAAACGAACTCCCTTTTTTTGAGGATTCTGAGATTATTATTTCTCATTCCGTGTCTTGCATCTATTACAGACAATAACGGTTCCCTTCCCTACCTTCTCCGCCAGGAGTTTCCCGCAGTTTGAACACCGGAACTCCCTCACTGTGGAATTTACCATACGCCCATCCCAGGGCTGTTACTCGATCCGTAAACGGCAAGAGCAAGGGCCATTACACAGTCATCATGTAAACCTGGAGGAGCCGAGTATTTTACTCCGGTCCTGGTGTACTCATAACTGAAGGTGTCAAGCTCTGCCACTATCGTCCCGTCCGGGTAACCGATAGATTGGGACTGTATACCAAGGGCGAGGCCCTCCATTAACTTCTGCTTGCTTGGGGAGGAGAAGTTGTAACCCTGGACATTGGACAGGGATCGCTGAAGTCTTTCCACGATGGGATCTCCCACTCCGGTTGAATCCACGAAAGCCGAAACACTGCCGATCACGGGAATGATCCTCCCCAGGGTTTCCTCCCAGGGCAGTTGAAATCGATCAAAGAAGCAGACCTGGTTATCCCCATCGAGTCCGATGATCACCGTGAAGTCAACTGACTTTGCCAGGTCAATCCCGAACACAGCCGCCTGGGAGCCCGATAGCGGGGCGATACACTGTTGGATGGAGCTAATGCCGAAAGGATTCCCCCCGTCATCAGATGGCTCGGCGAGATATAACTCCTTGAAAACATTATCCGGCAGTTGGGCCTTCGCATCCTCCACTTCCTGGAGCTGTAAAACCCCTGCGTCCACCGCATCGTATGCCGTTAACTTTGCATAGTGCCAATCCCTTTCCCCGGATTCGGCTCTCCTCGCCAACCTGTATGCCCAATTGCGCCGTCCCTTCACGTTTCCGATGATGCGGATTGGCCCTCTGGTTGCCGTCAGGGTTGACCGGATCGCGTGCCAGGATTCCTCCCTTGCCCTGGTGGCCTCATCAACCACACAGGCATAAACATCCTCCCCGTACAGATTGTCGGGTTTCTCGGCAGACTTGAATCCTATGACCGACCCGTTCAGGAGAGTGATGGTTAGCTCTGATTCGTTGGAGGTGAAAACAGACGGGTCTAATCCCCGTTTGAGTCTCCTGTATGCAATCTTCGCCTGGGGATAAACGGGAGCGACCCACCAGTAAGCCTGTCCTGGGTTTCCACCCATAGCCTTCTCCAGAATCCACGCAAGACACGCAACGGTTTTGCCGCACTTGGTGGAGCCCTCGATTACGGCGTACCTATCCCTGGAGAATATCGCCTCCGATTGTTTGAGGTAGAGACTCGGTCTCCGGTATGTCCTGGTCGGCGTTATCCCCTGCATTCTCTATCCTGAATGTGAACGGTGCCTGGGTCATCTGGATACTTGTCTGTTCTATCGCCATATTTATCAGCGGCTTGTCTGGGATCACTCCATTGATTGCATTGATCCTGTCCATTATCTTTATCACCCGATCTACCGCTCCCTCATCGGACTGCATGGCAGATTCCCACATGCGGAGAAGAAGGGCGTTATACCGTTCCATCTGGAGAGCCCTGATCTTGTCTGCGTTTCCCGTGTTCTCCCTGGCAAGATCCTCAAGAACCTTTTTGATGTCCTTGTTGACCAGGCCGTGGGAAATCCCCTCCTGTTCCGCTATCTGCCTCTCAGAGGCTCCGGCGATCTTCAGGTTCAGCATACGGTATCTCCGCAGTTGGGCCGCGATCCTCTGACCGTTCTGTAATGCCATCAGTTAATCACTCCTCTTAGCCTCCGGGTCTGTGCAGAGAGCTGCCATTTAATGCCCCTGTTAGGCCCGTAGAGCCAGATACAAGGGAAGGACGCTCCCATGCTATACAGGCAACGATTGCTCGCATCTATTCACTGAGATAAAAGGCAGGCCTTCCCACCGGTGTAATCCTCCCATCGCTGAATCACTACGTCACAATATCGCGGCTCAATCTCCATAGCATAGCACCGACGACCCAACCGCTCGGCGGCGATAATGGTCGTGCCAGAGCCGACGAAGGGGTCGTAGACGTCCCCGTCATGGTAGGAGATGGGCCGCTCCATACACTCCAGCGGCTTCTGCGTACTGTGACCGCCGTCAGGGGCGTCGGGCGAGACGTTCTTGTCTAATGATATATCCCAGACCGTCGAGGCGTTCGCTGGGCCAATCCACGCGGCCTGACGGCCCTTCCTGATCGCGTACCAACACGCCTCATGCTGGAACGTGTAATGTCCGCGTGAGATTGGGAAGTGAGGCTTGCGCCACATCACCGACGCCCGAATCTCAAACCCCGCCGACTGGAGAGCCAGCCCCGAAACAATACAATCTGCACCGGGTGCGCTCCAGCAGTACGCCACGTCGCCGGGAAACAGTCGCCACGCATCCGACCAGTCGGTGCGGGTGTCGGCGGTAACTAATCCCACGCGGCTCGCCGCGTAAGCTAACTGCCCCGCTTCATACGCTTCGTTCCTCCAGTTGGGGTCGTAGTTCACGCCATAAGGCGGGTCAGTAATCATAAGGTTAGGAATGTTCCCATCCAAAAGAACAAGTACATCCTCCTCTGAGGTGGCATCCCCGCACATGAGACGGTGCTGCCCCAGACTCCAGACCTCGCCCCGCTGTACTGTCGGCTCGTAATCGTCGGCCTCGACATCGTCCATCGCCTCGTCCGCGTCGAACCCCTCGTCCGGCGGGTCAGGCTCCAGCAACGTCAACGGCTCGTAATTACCTTTTGCCAGAGCTCTCAGCATCTCGCTCACATGGTCTGACTCTGAATTTATGCCGTCCAGGAGGGAGCCCAGTTTCTCATTGTCCCGTCCCGCCATCGAGGCCAGGGGGTCGAGGGTTGCCAGTATCTTGTCAGCTTCATCATCGGAGACATCAAGGACCAGGACGGGAACTTCCTCATCCGGGGTTGTTTCGGCACGGAGGTGGCCGTCTATCAATGTAAGGCCCAGGGAGCCCTCATATGCAATCAGGGCATCGGCATAGCCAACTTCAGCCAGCATACCCGCTATTGCCTGCTGCTGTGCGGGAGGATGGGTTCTCCAGTTCTTGGGATTGGGAATGATCTCCGACGCTTTGACACGCCGCAGTTCTTTGATCCTGTCCCTGATTGCCAATGCTCACCTCCATGTGCGTACCTGGATTCATGGCCCCTCCGGACGTTCCGGCGGGGTCATTTGTGAGCATTCCCCTTATATTACACCATAGAATATCAGTACCATATTTCTATGGAATTTTCTCCGTCAAACCTATATGATAACTAACCCTCTATGTATTATTAACAGGCGTGAGAAGGAGGTACGCCGCATACCGGAAAAAGGAGAAAAGGAGGAGAAAATGTATGCAATGATGCACAGCACCTGTCACGGGTGCAAACAAATATTCAGTGCCAATCCGACCAGGGTTCCCTCGATGAGAATCAACGATCAGGGTGAACAGGTCTCATCCGGTGGAAGACAGGTTGTTTTCTGTCAGAACTGTATGAATCTGGCCAATAAACGCCGAAAAGACCTGGGGATTGACGTTCTGTTTGTACATCCGGACGCTTATGAACCAGTACATGAATCGGAATTTTAAGGAGAAAAAAATGCTGACAAATGAAGAAGTGATAGACAAGGCCAATCTCAGGTTAGAAGCCTATGTCGGAATGCTGAAAATATTAAAGACTATTTCACCCGCCACAAATAATGTCCAGGCTCCCCTCTGCGTACTTGCGGAGGGGATTATTTCGATTGCTATGGAGCTTAATGAGATGAACAGGCTGGGCCGTGAATAAATATCGAATCACCTACACCCTGCACAAAGAAGTCGTCCAGGATATCGAGGCAGTTGATGCGGTACACGCTCTCTCCCTCGGTGCCGCGAGGGCCGTTGAAACCATCAATGAACTGTTCCGCATGATTGAAGAAGACCCTGATCCCCAAGTGAAACTAATCGAGTTGAAGGAGGAGAAATGATTACCGCAAGCATTGAGATCGATGTCAGTGACATCAGGCCCGTGGTTGACTACAAAGGGGCTCCTGAGTGGGAACTGACTGCTATGGTTCCGTGGAGCAAGCATCCCATAAGCCCGAAACTGTATTTGAAACGGGAGGAGGGCGAAAGGGATTCACCCTGGGACTTTCCGGCCAAATATAAAGCCCTGGTGGGACGGGGTGATCTGTTGAAAGACAAGGACACCGGAGAATCCAAGAGCGGGGATCTTGTCTGGAACTACCGCTATAAATTACTCGAATTCCCGCTTTCCGATGACGCACCACTGAGCCAGACAACGAACTGGTACAAGGACATTTTCTGCGTCCAGGAATCGCAGGGATATCCAGCGGAATCGAGTATTGATCCGGTGGTTCAGGCTATCGAAGGGGATTTGGTGGAGGATGTCCTGGAGGAAGAGAAATCCCCGAATCCCTACGGCCGACAACCAACCGCAGATTACCGTCAGGCCCAGATCATGTACCAGGCAGCACGGCATGATGCTATCCCGCTTATATGTACCTTTCCCGACTCATACCTAACCAAGGATAAAAGGCATCCAAACGATATCCGAAAGGCAGTTTTGAAATTAACCAATGCCATATTCCGCGAATACTGGGAGGACATGATCAAACCCCGATTCCCTGACACTGTCTGGGAAGAGACCCTGTGAGGCGCATAACCGAGTGGATTTTCAGTCTGGATGTTTCCGCGTCTGACAGGTTGGTACTGTTTGCACTGTGCCGATCTGTCGGTTGCGGAGATTCCGAGGTGGAGGCATCCGTCTGGGATATCCGGTCTTCCACATCACTTGCCGAAAATACCGTTAGAAAATCGATTCGCCGTCTGCTTGACCTGGGGTTGATAGAACGCCCTGGTGGAAACATGGGTGGACGGAAACCACGCTACATTATCAGGATGAACCCTACCAATATTGGTAGCCTTGCCAGAATTAACCCTACCAAAATTGGTAGTGTTGGCCGCTTTAACCCTACCAAAATTGGTACCCCTACCAAAATTGGTACTCCCAAAATTGGTAGTGTTCAGGCACAACCCGAAAACTCCGACCGAATTATGACCGAATCAGAGTCCCATATCCCTATCCCTGTTATTAAAGGATCTATTGATTCTATTGATACTAAGGATACAGAGCATTTATTTTTTCCGGCTATTTCAATCCTTAGAGGAATCGAGGGATATAACCTGACTTATGAAAAGGAACAGGGTCTCCTCGGTTGGCTTGATTCAAAAAAGTGTTCGATTGAAATAGCAGAGGAATCTGCAAACGCCATGTATATGAACCTGTCCCTGCACCACGCAAAAGACGGTTCTAAATCGTGGACATACCGTAAGAGTGACGGGGGCCGTAAAAGTGGCTATTACAAGACCCTGGACGGCGTATTTCGGGCATGGGTCGGCACCAGGATGAGAGATGCCCCTGTAAACTACCTTCAAAAACACGGCACCGATCCGTCCAAGGTTTTTAAAAGGCTCAGGGATCAGAGAAGATGACCGGAAACTTTAAAAAAATAGATCTCCGGAAATATTCCAGGGCAAAGGTTGTGTTTCCTGAATCAACACAGTGTTCCGAATGTGGTTTTTTTGATACCTCACAACCGATTGTCCAACAACTGGTGGAAGAGGCGGGAAGGCTCCTGTCCGACGCAAAATGCCGTTGTCCGAGCAGGGAGGAGGAAAAGCTCGCAAGAGAGGAGAAACGCCGTAAATGGGCCAACCTGCCACATAATGATTCCCCCAGGGTATTCGACACTTTTACGCAGAGGGAGGGAACCTCCGAGGCGGTTGATACCGTCTGGAAGTTCTCCCAGGGCCACGGGGCCAGGATTCTTGTTCTTGTGGGAGCCACCGGAACGGGGAAAAGCCACCTGCTTGAATCGGCAGGGCGGGAACTTCTGGACAGGGGTATCGGAGTCCGATACATACTCTGTGGGGACCTGGTTGACGAATTCCGGGAAACCTATTCCGAAAGCTCCGAGATTGAATACCATCAGTTGTTGGAAAGCTACAGGGACTGCCCTGTGATCCTACTTGACGACATAGGGATGGAAAGGCAGACCAGTTATGCCAACGAGGTCATTACAAGGCTTGTTGAAAACCGGCTCCAGTATGGAGGGAGATTGCTTGTTGCGACTAATCTGGATTATGAAAGCATGGTCTCCAAATACGGGCATCGGCTCGCTTCCAGGATATGGAGCTCCCAGGTGAGCGATGAATTTGAGAATGTGATTATTACAGCAACCGATTTCCGTCTGGAGGTGAAGAATGACAACTAACAAAGTCTATACAAAAAAAATAAGGGTATTTGATGACATGAACGCCACGCTTGTACTTCACTCTAGAACCACCAAATTACATAAGCGAGTTGGAAGGGGAAAGGTGCCACCTAAACTTGTTTATATTGGTCGTCCATCTAAATGGGGAAATCCTTTTAAGGTAAGCAAGGATCGTACAGCACAAGAAGCTGTAGAACTATATAAAGAATATATAGGGAACGCTGATCTTCCCATTAGTGAATTATGGAATCGTGATTTAGCTTGTTGGTGTGGTGAATGGATACTAGGAACTGAGCCAGAGATTGATTGCCACGGTGTAGTACTAATGCAATTAGCAAGTAAATCATTTAATGAATGGATAAGCCAAATAGATGGTTTAGAAGAGATGGAATAATGACAACTAAACGTAACAGGGGAAACAGAAACCGTGGCAAGGAATACGAGCGCAGGGAGGTGAAAAGTTGATATATCGCCTGTGGTGTTCACGGCATAGAGATTTTCACGAAGTTGAGCAGAGTAAACATCCCACTCTCGTCAAGAGTTTGATGGAGGACAATTCAGGGTGTGACGGACGCTACTACTACTGGACAGATGAAAACAATAAGATCCTGGATGTTCCGATCAAAAGCGTATTTCCATTAAGGAGTAGAAATGAATGTCGATAATAAGCGTTTCTCGAACGAAGAAACGGGAGGGGATTGGTCACCTCCCTTCTATCCGGCATACCCCTCGTTCAATTGGAGAAATACAGAAACAGGGGACATTAATACGGTTCATTTTACCGATATAGATGATGAACCCTATGCTGTTTTCTATGGAGAACTAGATCCAGACCCGTTGATCTTTGTTCCCCGATATGCCCTTTTAATGGCATATGAGGAAGGTTGGGCAGAAAGATATAAATCTAAGGAGGAGAAATGAACGTCGATAAGTTAATCAAAGAAGGTTATTCCGGCGAGGACATCGAGATGCTCGCCCTTTTAATGGAGAGGGCCAAAACCTGTCTCCACCGGCCAATCATTGTGGGAAACCGCCTGGGTGTGGAATTAAATTTCTGCCAGGATTGCGGGAGCCATATCGAAAAGAACCCAGGGGAACCGGATGTCGTCTACCGGATAACCCGCCTCCCCGATGGGACCGAGGTTGGGTATACCAGTGACTTCTAAGAAAAAATACCGCCGTCCAAGACGCAAGAAACAAATCTACTCCTCCGATCTGGATACAGACGGAAGGACGATTGTGGCATCCCAGTTGTCCGAGGCAGACTTTCAGAATCAGTTGAGAACCTACGCGAGGCTGATGGGATGGCTTTACTATCACCCATATGACAGCCGTAGATCCGACCCCGGATTTCCCGACACTGTCCTGGCAAGGGGAGACAGGATTATATTCGCCGAACTGAAAAAGGTTGGCGGGAAAGTATCACCGAACCAGAAACTCTGGCTAAATTCCTTGAGTGAACATCCAACCGTTGAGGTCTACACCTGGTATCCGCTCGACTGGGATCAGATCGAGGAGGTTTTGAAATGAGCTTGATTACATACATCGATTACCTCCAGAAAAAAAATGCTGATGACCTCGCTTTTTATCCTATCGCCGCATTGGAAAAAGCATTGGATATGGATCGGGTAATAACCTGTCAGGATAATGAAGAGCCCGCCGGATACATATGGCACGGCCCAATCCGTCCGGGATTTGATGCTGTCATTTATCAGGCTTGCGTTGATTACCAATCCCGCAGAAGACACCTGGGATGGGATATGGTCAGGAAACTAATAAACATATGCAAAGTGGGCTCCGGAACCGGAGTAAGACTTAGAGCTGCATCAAGTAGCGACAGCAATGATTTCTGGAGGCAGATAGGCTTTTATTGCACAAAGGTTACCCAGGGTGGAGTAAGACGAAGCCGCGAGATAAATCACTGGAGAACAGATGTTCAGCGTCCTCTGTTTACAATCGATCCGGTAAGTCCAAGTAAAAAAATTATGAATCCAAAATCGTACTTTGATAAAAGAAAGAGAGGAGACAAAATGCCCGGAGTATGGGCACGTCGTTATCCGACTATGCAGAGGGAGGATACAAATGAGTGAATGCGTTCATCACTGGGTTCTCAGCTCTCCCGATGGGTCTGAGGGTAACAGGCTAGCAGAGGGAACCTGTAAGAAGTGCGGGGAGAGGACTGAAGGTTTACCAAACGGTCATAGTTACAAGACCCGCATAAGAAACACCGGAAAGGGGCTCCAGGCGGTCTCGGATATAACCATATCAAAGAGGGGAACACCCTGGCTCTGACACGGCCCTTTATTTAGTCTTAGACCTTCTCAGCGGCGGGGGTTTCATCTCTGCCAACATCCCCAGTGCCAGAGACACACATTCAGGCATGAGCGGCGGGGCCAACCCACTCTCCCATCTCCTTGCAGTCTGCCATGAGGCTCCCAGGGCATCAGCTATCGCGGCTGTAGTCCAACCACCCTGCTTCAGCTCTGAAATCTGCGTCTTGATATCCATGCCGTTATTGTATCACCATAGCAGATTAAATGCGCCTCCAAACTGCAGTTTTGCCCGTGATTGTGCCAGATACGGGATATTGCCTGAAAACTGGTGATATAAAACCCTGAAAAGTGTTGCATTACTATCCCATCATAGTATACTTACCGTAAGGTAAGTAACTAGCAAGCGACCCAAGGAGGGCAACATGACAACAACAACTCGATTCCCCAATCGCTTCGGGCGCTTCTCATGGGCGGTCACCTGGGGCCCCGGATTGACCCAGACGATTATCTGCACCTCCGAGGAGGAGGCGGCAGAGGTCGCAAGGACCAGAAGGCCAGTCGCTCGATCCGTCGAGCCTCTGGAACGGGAACACCGCAACGGCACCAGTTAATAAATGCTCATCTCTGGATGGGGAGCGTGTACCCCGCTCCCCATCTTACAAACCCCATTAAATAAGGAGTCCAAAGTGGTAAATAAATCGCAGAAAGAAAATGATCCTGTCACAGAGGAGGAGTTTAAGGCCTTTGAAGCTGTAAGGATTTCGGGTGTCATCAATATGTGGGATACCCGAACTGTTTCGGAACTCTCCGGTGGAGTGCTTACAAGGAAACGGGCTGTCAAAGTAATTGAGCAATATAAAACCCTGATGGAACAATATCCAGATGTAAGGAGGAGCCAATGAGAGATTCAAGGGATGGGATGGCTATTCAGTATCTTCCGGTTAACGAGGCATATGTGGTTACAAGAGGAGAAGTGCTTGTAACCCTGTATGAGGGCGGGGCTCCCATCGGAACCCTGTTCGATTCACTGGATGATCTGGACAATGCACTGGCCGACTGCGGTCTTAACAGAACCGGATTGAAGATAATTACCAAGGAGGAGAAATGAGTACCGATAACTGGATACCCTGGGAGACACCTCCCAACATGGAAGACCTCGGCAAAAAGGCCGAAGAGCTTTACAAGCTGAGAAACACGATCAAAGACCTGAGAGAGGGAGCGGATCGTCTGGAGATGGAAATCCGGGCGGGAATGGTCAGGCTTGGAGCGGGGGAGCTTTTACACCCAAGGTTCAAGGTAGAGCTTAAACAACCCGCGCCGAACTATAACGATCCGGAGTCAAAGTTGGATCTGAAGGTTTTACTGGAGGAGATAGGCCAGGAGACCCTTGAGGATATGGGAGCATATATTGCCGCCCACCAGGAAATCATCGATGTAGAGGAGAAATGGTTTGGGACGGGGCTCAACAAGGTCAAAAGACTCGGCACCAAGTATGCCGAGCTTATAGATTCGGCCAGGAGGCCAAAAGGATTGCCCCGACTGATAGTTGAGGAACATAAGACTCCCACGACCCGGCACGAAGACACGGGGCTTTAACATGACAAAAGGAAAAATTGTTTACCTCGATAAACTGCCCCACTGTTATTTCTGCGCCATAAAGATCGGCGGCATAGTGGACGCAAAGTATGACGGAAAAACCGTCTATGAGTGGTGGGCCAATATGTGCGGAGACTGCTTCAGGGTACACGGGCTTGGTAAGACAGGGATGGGATACGCCCAGGAGTTGCGGATCAAGGAGGAGAAATAATGTACTGCGTTTTATGCGGAAAGAAAAGGCGAAAGTTCTGGGATATTAAGTATCGAATCTGCACCCAGAAATGCGCCGCAATTAGTATGTGGGGTCTTCTTAGTGCATCTGAGGAGAATAAAAGCCACTGTGAGAAATGTGGGGAATTCATCGGAGGTAGTTGGTGCAGTACCTGTGAACAGATATCGCCTGATGGCTCTGAAGATCCAGAGCTGAAGACAAGACGGCTGATCTGGGAGGCGGGAGTATGAACCTTGCCGATAGCTTAACTCCCGACAAGTAATTACCTCTTACTGTCGGACTCCGGAGGAGCGGGGCTAGCAATCCCGCTCCTTTTTTTATTATTCAGTACCTTCATGGGTGAGCCCCAAAGTACAGTAGTCTTCCCTGGTAATGTATTCCCCAGCATTTTTCAGTCTGTTCGGCTACTACACCCGGCGAAATAGTTTCCGGATCGACTGCCTCAATTGGGCAGTGTTGTTCATAGGGATCATAATTCTTCAACTAGAAAAGTCTTCGATCCCAGTAAGAAAGTCCGGGATACTTGTAGTCTGGCCTGGCATTCGGTTTAAGCACTGCATATCCAACTCTCACCCAATCTCGATATACTCCAATCGGACGAGAACGGCTATTGCACATGACCAGTGACTGCCGAACATAATCCAGATCAGAGCCATCGACCTCCCAAACTATTTCCCATTCCTTATCAAGGTCGTCTGGGCTTAGATTATTCATTCTCAAGCACCTTGAGACTCACCCCGCCAAGGAAACCAAATATGCCCCCGATAACTGCCGTCACGATTTCGACGGCTCCGAGACTCATCCCGACCAGAATAGCTATCACGCTGAATAGAGTGGCGCAGATGATCGCGAGGGCTATCTGGGGTCTTAACTTCCCGTATGACATCCGTTTATCCTCCTGGTTCATTATCTTCCTTTTTCGGCTTTCTCTCAGGAGTTTGCATCCCTGTTGCTGTTTACTTTTAGCCCGCCCTTGCGCGCTCCTATCATTCTGGACTCCATCATCCTTTTATATCTCGCGGATGTAGTCCAAGGCCCCTTGCCGTCTGTTGAGTTCGGGAAATCCCATTCAACTCCGCAATTAATACAAACCCCCGTGCTGACTCGACCTTCCATATAGTCTTTGCTTGGACTGTTTAATCTCCAGTATGCCTGAGTACATCCTGTATTGTGTTCTATCTCTAATTGCGGTTTTGGCATACTCAACTATCTGATCTGGATGGGTGCTTCTATGACCCCGTCATTGATAGTGTTGATCGTGACAGTCCCATTCGTTCCCAGGGTAAGATCAGCAGTATTTATATCCGCATCATTTCCGATTTTGACATTTTCCAGGGTGACAGTTCCGGCATGGACGTAATCCAGGTCAAAAACCCCAACCCATGCGGAAACCCCGTCAAGGATCAGCTTGTCAATAACGACATCATCTCCCGCTGTTGTCTGTCTCAGGATCACCCTGTCAACGTCCATGTCAGCGGCCCTGTAGGATTGAGTCCCTCGACCGGATGAGATAGTCACATCAGTGGTTGTCGACATGGTTGGCTCGAATGTATGGCCCGCCGCCTGGACTGAAGTCGTGGCATTGAATATATAAAATTCCGAATAATCAAAACTCATTTTCGGAAATTCCGAGTTGCGTATGATGAGCTCGTCAATCACCAGTAAATCTGAAGTGCTCGTCCCTGAAATTTCGAATGCTGTCGCGAGCCCCGCTTTCCCCAGATTGATGTTTTTGAACTCCACGATATCGAGCCGGATCCCTGCAGGGAATTGGAGTAAGAGAGTTTGTGATCGCTCACCTGGAAACTCTGGATCAGTGATCGGATGCCCGATAGTGCTTGGAGCCGTATATGCGGCTCCCAGGGCAGGGTAGTAAATTTCCACTTCTCCAGAATTTATAACTACCATAAGCCCCGCCAGGAAACCCAGGGCAACCGCACTCAGGGATACAAGTATCAATCGTCCGCCTCCCAGATATATCCCTCCTGGGAGCGGGATCTTGAAAGCCCAGAATCGGGGCATTCTTATTCTCAATCTGGGAAAAGAAAACTGTTTAGGTTTCATCTCCAAATCCTTTACCGCCGAGGCGGGCTTTTAATTCATCTGCCATGAGGGAACATATAGTGGCGGCGGCGGCTGTCACTGGGGTCGAGAATATAGCGAAAACCAATAATATATTTTGTATATGTGGAGAAATTGTTGCCGGATTGTTGAGGGTCTTGTAGCAAATTAAAATTCCTAATGCGGTGAAGCTGAGGAATAGAGGACCAACCAGGATAATGACCAAGAGCTGAGATGGTAGGAGTGTGGTCTTGGTTGCCGCTTCCAGTTCAAATATTTTTTGCTTTGCTTCAAGCAATTCCTCCTGGATGCTTACTTCTGATTCATTCACTTACAAGGTAAGCCAATAAGGCTATGCCCACAAGCGTTATAAGAGATAAAACCATATTCACCAGGGCAATCGTCCTGATCTGATCAATACTCCCCGCTATGCGCGTTATACGGGGCTCTATCCGGTCTCTGATATCTGTTATCGCCGCTCTGAACTTGAGTTGCTCGGTTGTGCTCATTTAACTTTCCCCCGGATCTTGTTTGGCCGAAACTATTAAGACTCAGCTGAGACAAGTTCCTCGACATTTTCTACAAAACCGTTCCCCTGGGCCTTCTCCAGTTCCTCAATCCTTTCCTTCAGCTTCATCGAGTTTCTCTGTTCGGTAATAATGCCGAACTCCAATTCAGTTATTCGGTTGTTCTTTATATTCAACAACTGCTGAAGCGTCTCGATGGTTTCCTCTGGTGAAACCTGTTGTTCTTGCTGAGTCATAAGACCCTCCTATTCTGCGGGCGTATACGTCGGCGGCGTTGGTGTTACTTCTGCGGTCAATTGCTTCTCCGCTGCATGGATAATTCCATTGGCAGCAGAGTTAGCGATATGCACAGACCAAGTATCGTCTGTCAGGTCGGGATTATCTTCACCCCCACGATTCCTGTTCAACCATGCAATCGCATCAACCCTGACAGCACTGAGAATCGTTGCCGTCTTGGCAGTTCCCCCAGTAACCTGCACGGTGATTTTTACATCTCCAGTTGCCATAAAATCCTCCTAACTTGATACTGTTCCATCCCATTCCTTGGCAGTCGCCAGAAATGCCGCTACAGCATCGCTATCCATGTCCGTGACGGCTTCCAGTTTCGTGGTTTTATATGACGCTGTAAATCCTGTTCCATTATCGTTCTTCTGCCAATCCCTCACGGTATTGATTGCACCGTTGATAACCGCCCTAGCCCCATCCAAGGCTTCCAAGGTCGCCTCGTTCGACTTTGCATCAGCCATTCCTGACCTCCTCTAATTCTTTCTCTAGCCTGTTAATTAATCCTTTCATCTCATCGAACTGAGCATCCATCCTCTGACGATTCTGGAATGCCGCTGACATGGCAAATTCAAAATCCTTGCCAAGAACAGTGAACACTTCAGGGTTTCCCTCGTTGTCCAATGTTCTCTCAATAACCCCCACCTTCTCCATGTAATCAATCCCTTCAGGTTGTCGTAGAGCCATAGCCCTGAAGTCTAAAACGTCATCATGCCATTCCACCTTTCCACAGCACTCAAACTGTTCTGCCTCATGTCTCCCACAGGAATCACAAACATAGTCGAATGTCCCTGTCGGATGGGTCGTGTTATATGTCGTCACTGGTGGAGTTGCATTCGTGATACGCAGAGCGTCATTTGTACCTAATCCATTATTGTTGGAAATAACGAATGCCTGAGAATTGGAATTGTCCAATCCAAGAGACCAGTAGATGTTGGTACTTGTAGTCCTGAAGATATTTATAAATGCGTCTGATGAGGTATTTCCCCCATCGATACCAATCTGCAATTCGGCTGAGGAACTTGCGTCTGCTGAATCATTACGGAGAATTATTTGATTCTTTCCCCCTGAATATTCATTTTCTAACTTGAATTGCCTTGCAGTCCATTCGTTGCCTGCATTCCCTACGTCAATTATTGAGTTATTACGCATATGAACAGTGCCGTAGAAATTTGTAACACCTCCAGAATCAAGGTCAATTCTTTCAGTACCGTCAATCTCAAATGACAGAGCGTTATTAGTATTAATCCTGAAAGGTTCAGTAGCGGAATCAGTAGCAGGGGTATGAATAGTTAAGGTACGGTTATTACTACTTCCCATGTCTGCTTCTAGTTTAACAAGAGGTAAATTCTCATCGGCAACATTGATATGTAATGGGGAATCTGGAGCCGTAGAGCCAATTCCTACATTCCCATCATGGGCAATCGTCACCCTTTCATCGATGGTCGTTGTTGTATTATCCGTAGTGCTGAATACGAGTTTTGTACCCATAGCACTACCGCTCCATGTCTCTGTCGCTTCAGCATGAATCTTTCCACCTGCTTCAAATGCTGAACCGTTAGAGGCACGGAATAAAATAGCACCCATAACATCATCGGCAGTAAGAGCAGTATGTGTTCCTTCAGTACCGTTATTACTCTTATCAAGAGCAAGGAATGACGTCTGAGTTGCCGTGGTCGAATAACTTTGTATATACATTGCCGTGTTGCCTGAATCGGAATGTATAAATGACCCTGTCGCCCACTGGTTATATGCACTTCCTACGTCATAGATGCCGTTATTCTGGAACATGAATTCGCCACCGTCTTCCACTTCCAACCTCTTACTACCACTGGTATAAAAGTCTATTTTTCCTTTGTTAGTACCATTAGAACCCCGAATAGACACATCACCTACACCAGAAGAATGGGCTTCTCCGTAAACAAATACGGCTCCACCACTCCCTGCCGTATTGTCATGTCCACCCAGTACCGCTGTAAGTCCGTTATCAGCGGTATCACTAGATGACAGAATTAAAAATCCGTTAGCACTGGATGTGGTAGACCCATATAAGGTGTTTCCAGTGCCACTCCCAATAGTGAGACTATTAGAAAGCCAATCGCCACCTGCGTTGCCTACGTTGAGTAATGTACCACTAGCATTCAGGTCTACATCTCCATCAAACCTACTCACGCCTGCGTCCACGAAGAGGGCGTAGTTGTTGGTGGCTTCAGTTGGTGCATTCGGAATCCATAAGGATGCTCCGTTAGTTATTGCCCCACCCGCCTCGCTGAGATTCGGTTCTGTGATTGTCACAGTGGCGGCATTGGTGACAGTTCTTCCTGTCGTAAGTGAGCCACCTGCCCAAGTACCCGCTAACATCTGGGTTAAATAATCCTCGTCACCAGCATGCCCAGTGATAGCAAGCGAAAGCTGAAGCCCAATGCCAACTGTGGAATCCCCACCACTCGTATAAGCCCCACCGATAGTAGTAGCGGCGTAATGATTCCCAGTAGCCTGAAAAACCATCCTTGGAGTAGTTCCCACAGCAGACCCTTGACCTAACGTCAAAGTATCGTTGCCATCGTCCAACCCGATATGCCAGTCCACGGCGTTGCCGTCAAAGACGATGGCAGTGTCAGCGGCGGCGGCAGAACCTATTGTGAGGACAGCAGTTGCTCCACCTGATATATCCATAGAGTACGCCGCATTGGTGGCGAATCTAAACCTGTCATTAGCTTGGTCATAGGCTATAAATCCAATATCGTCATTGTCGTTATCTCCCATAAGCAGATAAGAAATACCAGCATTCCCAGATTGGATTCCCATAAAGGCATTATTGCCAGTTGAGCCAGAGTTAGCGGCTCTCACACCAGTGGTCTGGGTCATAGTCCCAGCCCCAACAGCCCCTACCTCTACAAACCCATCAAACCTGCTAGTGCCATCGTCCACCCAGAGGGCGTAGTCGGCACTACTAGCCCCTTCAGTTGGTGCATCTTCAATGTACAGAGTCGCAGCACTAGTTATCGTATGGCTTGTAGAAATGTTAGGTTCTTTTAGGTATAGCGTTGCTGCAACAGACGTATTACCCCCAGTAACAAGGCTATTTGCACCTGAAATCTGACTGCCCATAGACACCAGACTTACATTCGCACTATCACCAGAATGAGAAGTGACAATAGGTGAGAAAGCTACACCGACAGCATAGGTGGATGCACCACTACTTGTTCCAGTTCCACCAACGAGCATGTTATATGGTTGTACGCCAGTTCCAAATATTCTCAGGAATGGCGTTGTACCCGGTGCGCTACCAGCACCTAATGCAAGGCTATTTGCACCTGCATCCCAGCCGATATGGTAGTCAGGTGTGGTATTGGTATCAAAGTAAACTGTGGAGTCGGCAGTAGCTGCACTACCCAGTTGCAGGGTCGGGCTTATGCCACCCGACAGATACATACTGGCGGCGGTAGCGGTACTCCATCCAAATGTGTCTGTATCTTGTTTATAGTTAAATCTGCCACGGTTCTCGTCATTAACGTCACCGAACCAGATTTGTCCATATCCAGCATTGCCAGATATCAGGGAAAGTTGCACACCATCGCCTGTTGCTGATGAATTAACAAGCGTCAACCCTGTCGAAGCGTCTGGAGTAGCAATAGAACCAGCATCGACATTTATGCGTGTAGCCTCAGAAATTGTTACGCCACCAGAACCTGTAGTCTGGAGAATGATACCGTCATCACCATCTATGGTTAATACCCCTGAACTAGTAGACCAAGTTGAGGCCTCTGCTGCTGTAATTGTGATGGGTGACCCAGCTATAGTTGCACCAAGGTCACCATCATGGGTGATACTGAAGCCATCATCATCTCCCATCTTAAAAACAGAACTATCAGAATTAAGAGTTAGGTCATCAGTAAGTGTTAAGTCTGTAAACTGAGGACTGTCTCCAGTACCAACCCCGATAGAAGTTCTAAGGGTTGCACCGCTCTCAGCTACAGGGTCAGTAGTACCATCTCCAACTATCATCTCACTGTCTGCAAGAACTGCCATAGCTGTGATGGCACTTGCACCAGAACCCAGAAGGACACCGCCGTCTGTGAGGGTCGAAACCCCTGTTCCACCGTAGGCAACTCCGACATCGGTTCCCTGCCAGACTCCAGTTGCTATAGTTCCAACTGTTGTCAGGCTAGAGGTCACAACGGTAGATGCCAGAACCGTTCCCTGTAGATTATTGGAATTGACTTTTACGCCAGTATTGCTCGTCCCTGCATGGGTGTGACTTGACGAACTATCCAGAACGTCCGTCCTTAGATTGTTGTACTGTGCCGCTGTTGCGATATCACCTGTTGTAACTGCACTAGATGCCGCCATAGCTTAACTCCATTTGTTCATTCCCCATCTCATATATCCCCATCTCCCTGCCGCCGCCCCGACTCCCGATTGGGTAACATGGATTGTCTGGTTGATTACAGTATTGCCCTGGGAGAACCTGTATGTAAACCCGTCCACATAGGCCGAGAAACTCAGGCCCATACCGGATTCGATAACATGAACCCTGTCACTCAATCTGCGGTGGACGATATTCAGAAGGGTTGCCTTGTCATGGTTGATAAGATCCAGGCGCATTCTAACAATCGGATCTTTCACCCTGGCAATCCGGTGGGCCGCAGGGATAGTTGCCAGACCCAGACCATCGAAAAAGGTTTTCTCCCTGGTTAATCTACGCTCTCCAAAGGTTGTGATGGAATCGGAATTTTCAACCTGAGTGATGCCCTTATTAACAGTGTTTAGAGTTGCCAGAAGGTTGAACTGTAATTTCTTGATATACCCCTGACTTGCCGA